TCGGCGCGCCGGCGCTCCAGCCGGCGGCGCTCTCGCTCCTGTCGGTCCTCGCGGCGGCTCACAGCGCCACCTCCATCTGCCCGCCGGCGAGCGCGCCGGAGAGAGCCTGCAAGACCGATCCGTCCTGCGGCACGGCATCGCCAGCGTCACGCATCGCGCCGGCCGCATCGCGCAGCGCGGGCGCCATCTGTGCCATCTGCGCCATCTGCTGCTGCTGGGCTTCGGCGGCGGCGATCTCGGCGACCTCCTCGTCGCTGCGGACGACGGTCGGGACGACGCCGACCGCGGTCCCGAACTCGTCGAGCCACTGGTCGGCGTTGAACTTCGGCGACGGCCGACCGGTGATCTGCGCAATGGTTCCGGCCGCGGTTGCGAACCGTTCCAAGCCCTGAATCTGCGACGCCCGCATCGCCTGCTGCAGCGTCGAAATGAACTCGGGCACGATCTCGACGCCCTCGCGCATCAACTCCTTCGGGGGCGGCGGCAGGTCCGGCTCGCCATCAATGGCGCCGCGCCAGTACGGCATCGATCGCTTCATGAGCAGGCCGAACGAAAACTCGTGCAGCCGCCGCAGCATTTCGTTGCCCTTCTGCAGCGCGGGCCCGAGAATCTGAACCTTCTCGTCGTGCTTGCGGATGATCTCCTCGGCCGTCGCGCGCTGCGCCCGTTCGTCCATCGTCAGCATGAGGAACAGATCGACGAAGAACGCTTCGTTGATCTGCTGCTGTCGGCGCTGGATGTTGAACTGGTAGCCGGACGATTCGAAGTTGTGCTGGTAGACGCTGCGGATTCCGCCGTTCTGGCCGGTCGCGTGCGCGGCGTCAACGGGGTTGTATGCGCCCGGCGTCAGGATGACGCTTTTTGCTGGCCCCTGCATCGGCGGATTGCCGTTGCGCTCGATCGCGGCGCTGTGGTTGATCTCGTCCGTCTGCAGCGCCCGCGCGATGCCGTGGGCCATGAAGCCAGGACAGTCGGAGCCGTAGGCGTCCGTCGCCTCGCGCTGCTCCCACAGCGCGGACAGGATAGGGTTGTCGTCGAACGCGCCGACCTTGAATGGCGGAGCGCCGCTGTTCGCTGTCTCGTACCAATAGCTTCGCCATCCGCCGTCCGGGCTCGGCTCGATGAACAGCAGGACCTCGACGGGATCCTCGCGACGATCCGGACGCTTCCACTTGTCCAGCGTCTCCCGGGACAGTCGCGCGACGCCGTCGGGCGGATTGCCGAAACGCGACACCAACTGCCGCACCGTCATCTTCAGCTTGCGGGCGAACGTGTCGTGCCGGCCGCGGTAGTCGGTCGCGAGCCAATACTGGCCCATCGTGTAGTGCTCGACCCGGAACAGCGTTTCGGGATCTTCGAACATGAGCCCGCACATGGTCCCGAGCGCGATCCACTCGGCATACATGAACGGCAGCGCGTCGTACAGGCCCGATCGGACGTAGTACCGCATCATCCGGTCATCGCACAGCGCAAGCCAGGTTTTCACCGGGCCAAACTCGCCGAGGTCGTCGTTCTTGATCGTGGACTTCTGCCACGGGCGCGCCGGGTTCGTCAGGCCGGCGTGCAGGCCCGAGCTGGCCGTGCGTACCGCAACAAGCGGCGTCGTGTTGAGCATCGCACGCGGCACCCTCCGCGGCTTCGTGTCCTCGCCGGAGAAAATGCCGCGCGCAGGCACGAACGCATCGCGCGCCCTCTTGAGCAGAGGTTCGTGGTTGCGGCGCTCCTCCTCCATGTGGAGCAGCCGCTTTTCGTGCTGATCGCGCATGGTCTCGCCGGGGGCTTGCATCGGTCAGCTTCCGAGAAGGGTTTTCATCTGCGCGGTGGGGGCGGGCGCACCGGCGGCCGATGCGGTCGAGGCGCGCGTCATGGCGTTGGCCATGCGCTGCCGGTCACGATTGCGCCGGCGCACGACCTCGCTGTCCGTCTGTTCGGGCACGGCGATGGGCGGCGGCGCGGAACGCTCCACCTTCGGGGCTTTGGGGCGGCACATGGTTATTCGTCGTAGGGGTTGAAGTCGGCGCCGGTAGCGGACGCGGGAATGTGGCGGCGGTTGCCGCCTTTGATGACGGGAAATGCGAAGGTGAGCGCGAGCGCGTCGGTGATGTCTGGAGACCGACCGATCCGAGCCTTCAGGACCTTTTTCGGCTCGATGATCAGCTGGTCGCCCTTGAACGTGTAACGGGTTTCGGTCAGCTCCTGCGCAAGCCCGGGCGTCGGCGGAATCGCGCCGCCGGACTTGATCCACTCGACCATTGCGAAATACATCTCGGCGCGCTTGTTCGAGTACTTGTTGCTCGTCGCCGGACCGTGGAACTGAACACGGATCGGGTCTCGGCCGAGACCCTCCAGCGCCGCAGCCCATGGGTCGCCGAAGCCGCCAGTCGCATCGATGAAACATGCGTCCGCACCCCACTCGTCCCACTTCCTGCCGACGTGCCCGGCACCGAACATCGGTCCGGCGCCGCGCAAGATCGCCGGCTCGAACGCGACCAGGCCCTGTCGCGGGAAGATGGCCGACGCATCGTCGCCGTACAGCGCGACATCGACGCCGAGCACCTTTGCTGCAAAGCCGTAATCCTCGGGCCGGTAGTGCCGCGACATCGCGGCGTTCACGTCCTCGATCCCGATCAGCGCGTTGAACGCGGCCGGCGGGAACAGGCCCAGGATTGTCGCCATGACCCACGGGTTGTCCCGCCCGTGGGTGCGGATCATCTCCTGCGCGTGCTCAACGTCCACGCGCGGCGTGCGTTTCGGGTCGTCCGGGTCGGCGGTGATGGTCACCACCTGCCAGAGGCCGGAATTGCAAGCCTCGTAGAGCAATCCGCTACTGCTCGTCGGGTTGCCCGCCTGAATCACCAGCGCATCGGTCGGGCTGCCCGTGAAAATCTGGATCGCAGCGCGGCCGACCGCCGGCGGCATGTCGCCCGTCTCGTCCAGCAGGACGAACGGGAACTTGCCGTGAAGCCCGGAGAGCGCGCGGCCGATCGCATCCTGATCCGCATCCTGCGCGAATGAGCGCGCGGACAGAAACCAGGTCTCCGGGTGATCGTTCGCGTAGATCCGCTCTTTCGTCCACGTGAACGCGGACATCAGGAACTGCGATCTCGCCTGCCACTTCGCCAACTCCGCCCACAGGTTGTCCCGCAGGTTCGCAGCCGTTGCCGAAAGCGCCGCACCTTTCGGGTGCTCGCCCTTCGCCGAAAAGCAGGTGAGTCGATGCCACCCGACCCACGCCAGCACTGCGGACTTTCCCGGACCTGTGCACGCCTTCATGCACACGCGACGCCGCGGGTTCGGCTCCGCGCCGCTGAGCAGCCTCAGCGCGTCAACCTGCCATGCGTCCGGCTCCACCCCGAAGTTGTCGGCCACAAACTGGACAGGGTCCTCCCGCCAGGCGCGAACGACATCAAACGCTGTCGCCGTCATCCTTCTTCGACGAGTAGCTTCCGGTCACAAGCTGTTCGAGCGTCAGCAGCCCGGAGTGCTGCTGCTTGATCATGTCGCCGTAACGCTGCGGGTCCCACTTCTTCAGCGCCTGCGTCTCCGCGTAGAACCGCGCCTCCATCAGCTTCACCCAGCCGGCGTCGATTCGCACATTGCCCAACTCGTCGCGGTACACGCCCGGCGAGTCGTAGAACGCCAGCAACGCCCGCTCCAGTCGTTCGTCAAACCCCGCGTCACGCGCCTGCTTGTACCGCGCCGCGAACCCTTCGACGTTTTTGCACCACAGATCGACGACCGTCGTCCGGTGCGGCATGTCTGGCGTCGAGCAGATGCGCGTCAGAAACTCGCCCTGCGCGATGCGCGTCAGGATCTCGTCTGCGACCTCCTCGCTGTACGGCTCGTTTCGACCCAGCTTGCCCACGTCAGCCCCCCGCGCTCGGCAGACCCGATCCGGTTTCGGGCGCCGCGGACGTGGTGGCGATCGGGCGACTCATCGGATCGCGCCGTTCGTTCGGTGCTGCTGCAGGCAGGCATGCTCGATCGCCCGCAGTCGCCGCTCCTCTTCCCAGCCGGCCAGAATCGACAGCACCCAGGCCGGCCCATCCCGCAGCCAGTCCTCCGGCGGTGGCGTCGGATCGATCGTCGCGCCCTGCTCGCAGCGGATTTCCGGCGGTGGCGGCGCGCTCGGCCGCGCGGGCGAGTTCGTCGCGCACGCTGGCAGGCAGAGCATGAGGGCAGCCAGCAGGTATCGGCATGGATCGGGTGACATAGCGGAT